ATCACTGTGAGCAGCTCTAGTAGTCCCTCTAACTGCTCTTGTAATTCCTGTTAAATCATTTCCTGAAACACCTGTGTATGATATTTCTTCTGTCCCCACTTTAATAAAGTTTGTACCTGAAGATGGAAAGTTAGTGGTGCTAGTTAACGTAATAGAAGTCCCTGATCCTCCAGTTCCAAATGCATTGTCTCCTAAAGCTCCATTAAGAGTTGTTGTAATAGCACCAGATGCTTCACCACCCCATGAACCTAATCCCCAGCCAAAACCTTTTGCTTGTACAGCTGGACCCACAGTGTAGTATTTTTGTATTCTAATTCCACCAGACGTAGTTGCACCAGATCCTGTTTCATTTGAAGGCATTGTAAGTGTTGCTGTTAAGTTAGTTGGTGTGCTTGCAACCATAAACTTTTTATTATCAAAATCAGATGCACTAAAATTAGATCCTGTAATTGTGGTAAAATTATCTAATAAAAGTATATCACCAGGAACTAAGTTATGTGCACTAGAAAAAGTTAGTGTAACTGTCGGTGATCCGTTAGTCGTGGAGAACGCATTTGTAAGAGTTGTCGTTGTTTGAATAGGATGTATGTCATAAAATACACCTCCTGAATATGCATATAAAATTCTGTTTGTTCCAATAATCGCGTATTTTCTACCTAAACTATTAACAAAATGATGTAGTCCTCTGCCCGCTCCTGTAAGTTCGTTTTCATTTAGAGTGCCTAATTGATTCCAACCACCTATTTTTTCAGGTGTGTTATATCTAAATCTAACATTATCACAGTCAGTCCACTGTCCTTCAGCTCCTGTAGCTGTTACTTGTTTGTTGATACCTGGTTGAAATCCTATTTTTTGTAGCATAGTAAACCTTTATATAAGGGTTTTTAGTGCATTGGTAGTGTAAATCTTAATATCTAGCGCATTCAGCGACAGGATATTTAAGCATTTTACCATTGTTACTTATAGAAAATATCACATTTACAAAGATTAGTCTATCCTCTTCTTTCTCATTTCCTGTAAATACATGAGCCGCGTGATATAGAGAAGAATCAAATAAAGCACATCTGTTATATACACCTTTAACATTTATTGTTTCTTCAAAAAAATCATTATTAAATTTTTTAGCTTTTTCTATTTCTGCCATTTCTTTTTTGTTCCTATTAGGATTTCCAAAATAATGATATTTTAATTCTTGTTTATCTAAGATTCTCATGGGACTTTTACGTTTGTAAAAACTCAATCCAGTATCAGTGTTTTTTGAAAGATAAACAACACATGTAAGTTCACTTGGTACGTCATGATGTATCCACCCATCATGTTTTAAATTAACAGGTATTTTTTGAAAACGAGCCTCTGCTTGATAAGATAACTCTTCTTGTGGATAATGTAGTTTTAAAGATTTACTTGTAATCCAATTAAAGAATTCTTGATCTATGTTATGAAGTGCATCTGTTCTTGATCCTGGTAATATATCTAGGTCTTCATATTTTAAAGACTTAGCATACTTAACAATATAATCAGGATCTTCAAAAAAATTATCTACTATTGTAATTGGAAATAACATAATCTACCACTTTTTAATTGGACACTTAAATTCTTTAAATTTAGTTTTTATCTTCATAAAACAAAAACATATTTTACATTGTTTTGTAAATGAAACAAAATGTTCACATTCTTTACAAATTTTATATCTTGTTGTTGGATCTGATATTCTCATTGTAAAGGAAATATACTTAAATTAATAGAATTATCATCTTTCTTTTTAATTTTTTTAAAATTTTTTAAATTTAAAACATCAAAAGCAATGGTTATTCTTTTCTTTTTAAAACCATCTAAAACCACAACTTTATGTTTTTTGTTACTTTCACCAATATATATCTGACCTATTTTATTATCTATCTCAAAATCTTCAAAAACAGTTTTTGTTTTTTCAGGATTTATTGAAATATAACCATGAGCAGTAGATCCAAAATGGTTGTGCCAATTTAAAACTTCGTCTTCTGTATGAATGTTTAACCAACTCTGAAACCATAAAGGTTCTTTAGTGCCAAGATATTCAAATATTATTTTTTTTAATTCTATAAGTAGTTTATAAAAAATAGGAGAGCCTGCTGTTAAAGAAAATACATTGTATTTTTTATAGTTCCAAGTAGTAGAGTTTTCTGTAGGAAACATTATTTTATGTCTATCTTTTCCTGCTAAACACTCCTTATAAAAAAGTTTAGCATTGTCTTTTATAAATTTAGATTGACGAATAAGATAATTATTTTTTATTCTTGTTTTCATAAAGTTTAGTAAATGCATTTGGTAAACCCAAATGTGGTCTTCCATCGTATAAATTATCTTTACTTTTAGATGTTACTTTATTGTAATGTAAAAAAACTTGAGCACACGTATTACCTTTAAATTTGTTTCTCCAGTGTTCTAAAACATCACCTCTATAAATTAACATGTCACCAGGATTTAATATAATTTTTATACCTTTTGATTTACTAGGCACATACTTACCATTTTTAAAAAAACCTTTTTTCTTATCTGGTTCTAAGTATATAGGCCAAACATCACCGCCAAGATTCATAGTTGTGGATATTTCACAACTATATCTATCTTTATGTCTTTTTAAAATATTGCCTTTTAGATAAAGCCTTGTGTAAGCATAATTTGGATATAATTTTAATCCTGTGTGTGCTTCTGTTAATGGATGTATTCCAGCTAATAAAGTTTCCATTGCAACATCACCATATATTGCAAATGAACCTGGGACTTGTGGGTCATTAAACACTCCATGTATATTTTCAAAAGGTGAAATATACTTTTCGTTAAATAAAGTATTAGCTACATTTCGTTTGATAGACAAATAACTATATAAAAATAAAGCTAGTTTTTTATCTATAACATTTTTTACTACTTTATAATTATCTTTTTTAAACATATGGATTTCCTACAACCCAAATGACTAACGAGTTTCTTTCTCCTCTAGTGACAGGGGTTACTCTGTGGTGCATAAAAGATGGGAAAACCACTATTGAACCTTGTGGTCTTATTTCTTTGCATTTATGAATTACACCTTTTCCTTTTAAATCAAAAACTCTAAATTCAAAATCACCACCTGAATATTCTTTTGGATCATTTAAAGATACTGTCATAGATAATTTTCTTATTTTACCATTTAATGTTTTATCTTTATGTTTTTTATAAGGTTCATCTCGAGCATCAAAATGCCATTTATAATACTGTCCTTTTTTATAAATTGTAAATTGAGCAGATTCAGCTTTATCTAATTGAAAATTCCAACCTGCGTTTTGATTTGCCATTTGAAGGTAGGGTAATACTGTTTTATAAATCCATTGTTCATTTAACCAAACAACATTAGAATCTCTTTGAGCAAGGTTTGGTTTTGACTCATCGCCACCTACTTTGCCTTTTTTTTGTTTTTTTTGTTTTGCAAACTTAATTATATTTTCACAAATTTCTTTTGGTAAAATTGAATTAAATTGCCAATAATTATATTTAAGAATCATTTAATAATGGTTTATAATTTTAGCTTTATAAGCCAAGGTAGTTCTTAGATCTTTAAAATTATTCTTTAAAAAATAATATTTTAATCCAGAATTAAAAATAATTATTTTTCCAGGTTCCGTATCTAAAGTAATAAATTTTTCTTTGTAAATATTTTCAGGATATTCTATTACAAGCTCTCCTTCCCCATTTACACAATATAAAACTGTTAAATCAGGTGAATTAAAAACATCTTCAGTATTTACATTATGTCTACTAAAACTAGATTGACCAAGTCCTTCTACATTTGCAGACACTCCTTCATATCGTAACTGCATTTTATTATTTTTTACATATATTTGACCTACTACATAATCAAAAATCCAGTTGTATTCTTTTCTAAATTTTAAATTTAAGTCCCCATATCTATTTTTATCTGATGGTTCAAAAGAAGAAGTTGCTAAATCGTTTAAAATAAAACTATTTAATTCACTATTTTTTACGTTTGCTTCTTTAGGAAGAAAATCTTCAATAATAAATAGTTCTGAGAGTGTTTGTTTATTCATAAGTATTCCTTTATATTTTCTTTATGAAAACAAGAATACTATATTTTATATAGTTTGCCAAGAATTATTATCGGGGTCCCAATAATATCTTTCAGATTCAGGTGTAATTACTTGGTCGGCTTCATGTCCTTCCCATCTACCATTAGATTCATTCCATTCAGTAATATAGAATAGACCTTCTTGTAAAAATGGTCTTGGAACAGGTGGTTCCCATCTTGCTGCAGAAACATTTAATGTCCAACTTGGATAAGGTTGTTTTTCAACAAAAATATCATTAGTTGCATCATATATCATTCCTACTAAAGCATAGTTTCCTCTAAAAGGTGTCCCACCTAATTTGTGTTCACCCTGATATGTATTATATGAAGTTTGTTTCCACAAGTTTCTATCCCAACCATGTATCCCTTCTAAAAATTGTTGTCCTATAGATTCTACTTCTACACCTGCATTATCAGCTGTATCATTATTACCCACAACACTAACTGCGATTACTTCATTATCATTATTTAATTTTGCAAAATGAGCCATATTATTGAAATTGATACCTTAAAATTACGACGCCAGATCCGCCGCCACCGCCACCGCCAGATGGAGAATTTCCTCCTCCTCCGCCACCGCCAGTATTAGCTGTTGCTGAGCCTCCGCCGCCTGAACCGCCGCCACCTGGGCCAGCGCTTCCTGCACTTTTACCGAATCCTTGAAAGCCTGCTCCGCCTCCGCCTCCGCCACCTCTAGTGACAGATGATCCTGTGATTGCTGATGCTTCTCCGTCGCCGCCAGGTCCACCAGTAGCGTTACCTGGGCTTCCAGAACCGTTTGATCCTGGGTCAGAAGCACCGCCACCGCCTCCTGGACAAGCAGCATTTGGAACACATGCTCCAGCTCCACCAGGTGTACCTTGAGCTGGACTTGTTGGAGGAGTATTTCCTGATCCAGGGCCTGATCCACAACCGGCTCCACCGGATCCAGATCCACCCGCGTTAGTACCAGGGAAACCACCAGCTCCCCCAGCAGTTGATGTTATACTTGAAAAAACTGAATTAGAACCTGCTCCACCCACAGTAACTGGATAATCTGCAACTCCTAATGTAAGACCTGTGCCTACTGATAATGGTGTTGGAGAATATGTTTCTGAAGAAAGTCTAAGGCCTCCTGCTCCTCCTCCAGATGCAGAAAAATTACCATCTCCACTTCCGCCATTTCCACCACCTGCTACAACAAGATAATCTACTTGACCTTCACTTTTAGTAATTGAAAAAGTACCATCACTTGTAAAAGTGTGAACTTTAAAATTACCATCCTCTGTAACTGAACCACCTGTTGCCTCAATAAAAGCAGCTCCACCTCCAGAACCAAATCCTAAAATTTGGAAACCAAAAGATTTTCCTCTTCTATTTTGAAGATTTTTAGTGCTCTTACCTGTTGTAAGTCTTTTTTCTATTTCTCTCATATCTAAACCTATTACGCGTCGTTTGCAGCGTTCGTAGTAAAGAATAATTTGATTCCAAGTAGTCTTGCATCAGCATCTAAATCATCTGCTGAAACATCTCTTGATACTTGAAAGAAAACATATTCATCTGCACCAGGTGAACCTGCAATGGTTACTGCACCACTTTCAGCAGCAACATCTAAATCATTTGATGTTCCACTGTGTGCTTTTGCTGTTGCAACGACTTGTGTTCCAAACGCTGTATTTAAATCTCCATTGTCAGCTAAAGCTACAGCCGATAATCCCCATGCTGTAGTTCCTGTGTCTGTTGAAGTAGCTGTAAAAAATGCTTGAAAAGTTACTGTTCCTGCATTCCATGATTTAGGAAATGCAACAGCAAACTGTGCAAATTCATCAGAAGATTTATCAAAATCTAAAACTTTTATTTCAGGACCATTAGATAATTCTACTTGTGCAGCTTCTGCACCATTAGTAGAATTAGGATACATTGCAATCGCTGGTATCCATATAGTTTCTTTTCCTGCAACTTTTACTGCAGATCCACCAGCTTGAACAACACCATCTCCATTTGGAGCAATGTTAATATTTCCGTTAGTGCCATCTGTTATTGTAATTGTTCCAGAGTTTGTTCCTGAGTTTGTATCTAAAATTAAATCGTGTGCTCCACTTGAAGTTATAGTTGCGTTTCCACTTCCAGATCCTACAACTATTTCTCCAGTTCCATTTGGAGTTAATGCTATGTTTCCATCAGCTGCATCTGTTATTGTAATTGATCCAGAGTTTGTTCCTGAGTTTGTATCTAAAACAAGGTCATGTGCACCACTTGTTGTTAAAGTTGCTGCAGCAGCACCTGTTCCAATTCTAGTTTCTCCAGTTCCTTTTGGTTTAATATGAACATCAACGTTAGTCTCTCCACTCGCACCTAGGATTGGTGGGTTTCCAGTTGCAGCGTTAGTTACTTCTAACTCGTTTACTGCAGAGGCTGTTGTTTGAAATATTATTTGTTCATTTCCATTTGCATCTGCAATAAAACCTGCGTCTGCAATTTTTGGAGCTGTTAAAGTTTTGTTTGTTAAAGTATCTGTAGAAGATGCTGTTATAAATCCACAATCATCTATGTCTGGATTTGTTCCATCATTAGCTGTTGCATAAACTAATTTTACTGCAGATGGACCAACAGTTACACTATCTCCTGAACCTGTTACGTATTTAAATACTACGTTTTGTGATCCACTTGTTGAATTTTTTAAAATATAAAATTGTTGAACATCAATAGGAATAGTTACGTTTCTTGAACCTGTAAGTGATCCTGTAAATTCTATAACTCTGTGAGAAAGAGTTGCACCAGTTGAACCATCAGATACTGAAAGAGTTGTATCTCCTGAATCGGAGACAGCTTGAGTTGTATAACCACCAGATATTTGTTCGATGATTTGTAAATTTGTATTAGTTTTTGTTCCCCATGTACCGGCGTTTTCACCAGTTGCTTGAAGTTCTACACCTAGTGGTGTGTATGTTGATGCCATAATTTATCTCCTATGCGACGTCACTATATGTTATATTTGTACCAGTTGCAACATTAGAATACGAAATATTTGAACCTGTGTCAACGTTTGAATATGCTTGAATTCCAAAGCCTGTAGCGGTTCCAAACGCAGCTACAGAAACTGTTGCTTGTTGACCAGTTAATCCCATTATATCTGCAGGTGAAATAGATCCAACAGAAGATGTTGCAGATACTCCCGTAACTCCCATTACATCCGCAGGAGCTAAAGATCCAACAGAAACTGTTGCAGATACTCCTGTTGGTAAAATCGTAGGATTTGATGTTATTGTAGGACTTCCTATGCTTGTTGTTGCAGAAACTCCTGTAACTCCCATTACATCTGCAGGAGCTAAAGATCCAACAGAAGAAGTTGCAGAAACACCAGACACTCCCATTACATCTGCAGGAGTTAAAGATCCAATCGAAACTGTTGCAGAAACTCCTGTTGGTTCTACTACCACATTTCCAATTATAGTTGGTGAACCAACATTTGTAGTTGCAGAAACTCCTGTAACTCCCATAACATCAGCAGGTGAAATAGATCCAACACTTACTGTTGCAGATTGACCATCAAGCAATACTATTCCTTGAATACCCCAAGCATTGTCATTCCAAGCTTGTCTACCCCAACCTGAATTTATTTCTGCTGAAACTGTTACAGAGCCAATAGAAGACGTTGCTGATACACCGGTTACATCTACTAAGAAAGTTCCACTCCAACCATCTTCACCCCAACCATCAGATCCCCATCCTGCTTCAGGAAAAGATTTTACAGTTCCGACGGATGCTGTTACAGATAAACCTGTTACTGAAACTGTTTCATCTGAAAGTTCATTCCACTCACCATCGTTCCAGGCTCTTGCACCCCAACCAACTGTTAAAGCATCAGTTCTTCCCCAACGACCGGTACTCCAGGTTGTGCCCGACTGGTTCCAGGTATTCGCCATAAGGACTTACCTCCTTATGCTATTCTTATGATTGCGTTAGTTGCGTCTGCTGTTGGAAATTGAATAGTGAAAGTTCCGCTTGTTACAGTTTTATCAGAACCAAATGCAATGACAGCACATGCAGGATCTCCCGAAGCAGAGTCATTATAGATTAATGCACCATTAGCTGTAAAAGATGCATCAGTGAAAGATACGTCTGAAAAATCACAAACTGCAGTTGTGCTTGAAGCAACTGGTGTCACACTTGTAAGAGTTGCACCACCTGAAGTATAAGCAGTTCCTGATGAATTTGTAATTTCATTTGTAGATGAAAAAGCTGTTGTTGAAGCTCCTAAAGTTGCAGAGCTAGTGTATAAAGCTATTTTAAACGTGTTTCCAGTTGTTGCTGTAAAATTGTGAACTCCTTTTAAAAGTTCTACTTTAAAACTTGTACATACCGCCGATGTTATTGCCATAATTTATCTCCTATGGGTTTGCTGATCTTATTGGTATACGAATAGCGCCATCAGTATAGTCATCTCTTCGTCTTCTACCAACTTGCTCATTAGCAAACTTCTGTACCTCTTGTTTATACTTATTTTCATATAGTGTCAACATATCTATCGGACCTTTTAAAAAACCATAAGTCTCAGATAAACAGCAATATAATAGTCCATTTGGAAAATTAAGACTAATATAATTAGTGGTATTGTCAGAGGCTAAAGTAGCAGGCATAACGTTAAAATGCACTCTGAATTGATATGCTTGATCTGGAGTCGGAGCCACAGCAATACGTCCTGAATTAGTATCATTATCTCCTGTTGCCCCACCATACATAGCATAATATTTTGGTTTTCCTCTTTTTGCAGACTCAGTAGATGGAACGTACTCTTGTAAATAAGAATAGTCTTTTTTTTCTAAATAATCATTTGCTCCTGTTACAGCACTTGTTGAATCATAAACTTGTATGGATCTAATAAATAAACACCCCGCTGGAGCATTTACTTGGTCTTGCCCTGCAACAAATGAACCTGTTTGTTGCTTTCTATCTGCATCAATAGGAACGTCTCTCATAATTCTATATTGAGCATTTAAAATTATATTTTCTAAAGTATCTGTACTTAAAACATTAGAATCTGTTTCTGTATAGTTTCTAATTTGTGTAACTAAACCTGAATAACTTAATCCTGCCATTATCTAACTATCTCCTGACAACGAACACAATTTTTTTTAAATCTTAAATGTCCTGGACAATGTGTAGGTTTAGGTGCTTCATACAAAACAATATGTGGGTCTTGTTTTTCTGGTTTAAAAATATTTTTTATCCAATTCCAAATTTTTTTCATTATGCTTCTATAGTTACGGGTCCTACTGAACACCCGTATCCTCCTCCTTTTATATTACCACTTGTAGCAGTATCTGTGTCAACTGTAAAATGAAAATAATTAGACGTAGCATAATCTGTTGTTACAACCGCATCATTTTTATATAAACCAGTTGTAATCGTATATCCTGCAGCTTTCGCAATATTAGATCCGGATATACCATCAAAACTTTGTGGATTAGAATACGTAAACGAACTACCAGCAGACGTAGTAGGTGGTCCTCTAAATCTATAAGTTGTTCCACTAGTTAAACCATGTCCAGGTGAAAAAACATTTATTATTCTAGATCCCGCTTCATAAGTTTCAAAACCATCATTAGGTATTCTTACAGTTGTAGCAGGCTCTGTTCTATCTGGTCTAACATTTCTTAATGATATAGAATCACCGTTCATAGGTTTTGGTTCTAATTGTGGTTGTTTTGGTTCAAACTCAGATACGTGCACAAAAGATCCATTCCATTCTCTAACCATTTCATTAAATGGAAACTCCATACCAGACCTATCTGATATTGCTTTTGCATATTTTCCTGTTGCGTACTTTGCCATTATACTCCTGGGTAATAAGCTTTTGGTGTAATGTATGTGCTAGAAGCCGAACCATCTTCTGCAAGAGCCCTTGCTAATTCGTCTTCATAATATAATTTCATTTGTTGTGTAAGTTGTGGTTGGTATTTTTGTGATAAATAAAAAGCTAAACCGGCTGTCATACAAGGAACAAATCTAAATGGTACATCTGTTGCATTTGTATAATCGCCTGCATCTTGAATTCTTTTTATAAAATAAAAATGCATATCTTTAGATGCATTTGTAGAGTCTGGTGTTGGGTAAATGTGTATTCTAACTTTATCAATAAATCTTTCTACCCAATATTGATTAGGAGTTCCTTT